TTACGACCATTTTATTTCATAAATTTCATCATCAATTTCATCTAATCTCATCATTAATTTAGCACCCTGTTCAATATCATTACATTTAGCCATTTCATTATATAAGTGATTTTGTTCCATCAATAATACATCATATCTTGTTATTTCCATTCCTATCTCTCCCTTTTATTTGGTAATTATTTTATTATAACTTCCAATCCTTCCTAATTCTGTTATCTGTATCACAGTGTTGTTTAAATTATCTGATAACTTTATGACACATTGAAGCACCTAATAACATAATTGTCTTTTCTCTAGCTGAAAGTGATCTCCAAGTTGAAGTCTTAATCATCATACTTTAAAACCTCCTAATAAATATTTTCTAAATCAAACCTTTAACTTTCTAAAGTAATTATACACTTTACTAAATATTACCGTCAACCCCTTATTTTTATTTTTCTAAAGGTTTGATATAATAAAGTAAAGAAAACAAGCATATACATAAAGAAATTTAAATTAGGAGGTGTACAAAATGATTTCCTATGCCCCATTAATGGCAACTCTCCATAAAAAAGGAATGAGTAAATCGGATTTACAAAAAGCAGTTAAAACTTCATCTGCAACAATTGCAAAAATCAGTAAGGATCAGTATATATCAATGAAGATACTTGATGATATTTGTAGGATATTAAATTGTAGAATTGAGGAAGTTATTGAATATATAAACGAAGAAAACCGCCAAGAAAATTAATTCTTAGCGGTTTTACTTTTTAACTCTCTAATTAATATATCATATGCTTTATCCTTTATTATTTTTATATCTTGCTCAGTTTTATTTGTTGGTGGTTTTGTTTCAAATACAATATTAATCTTTTTCATTTTTTCTAATTTTCTACTCCTTATGTTCGGTCGTAATTGATGGCTTGATTATAATACAATTCTGCAATTAATTTGTATAATTCGTTGATATCTTTTTTAGGTAAATTATGTTCCACAAAATTAATGGTGTAATTCTTCTTTTTTATAGTCTTTATTATTTTGTAATCATTTTCTGTAATAATTGTCCTCATTTACACTTCTCTTCCCTATAGGTGTATTTTTCCATCAAATATTCAAATACCTTATAAAATTCATCACTATTCAATATCTTATCAATTTCCTGCTTATCATTTTCGGTTATTTCCTTAATAATTTTATAATCAGATGATTTTTGCTTTTTAATCATCTGCATATTTAACTCCTTTTTTCTTTTCTAATTCGACACTCTTTTTATAATTTAGTTCGGTCATATATTCTATAACCGCTTTTGCAAAGTTTTTCAATGCTTCTTCACTAGGCTCATTCAACAATCTAATCTTTATTTCAGCACCCAGTGATGTTGTTATGGTTTTTTCTGTAATTTTTTTCTCCATTTTCAATCACCTTTTTCAAGTTTTATAAGGTTGAATGCCACTATTTAAATTTTGCTAGTATTAAATTTACTTGTTTCTGATAGTAGTCATCGAGAGTAAACTCACCAAGAAAATAACACTCAATAATAATTTCATCTTCTTTATTTTTAGTTTTCTTCTGTTCTTTTACCTTTACTTCCTGTTGTTTGATCATTTGTTTCCCTCTTGCTTCATTTTGGCAATTATTAAATTTACTTCTTTTTGAAAATATTCATCTAATGTAAACTCTCCAAGAAAAATTCTGTATTTTATTCTAACTTCCTTCTCTTTACTTTTAGTTGGCTTTTTACCTTTTTCTTCAGAATCTTGTTGTGTACTCATGGTTGATTTCCTCCAATTCTTATTTTGATGCTTCTACATAATAAGTTATTTTGAAATAATTGTAAAAACATAAATTAATTAATAGAAAATCATAAAAAGACAGCTAGAGATTAATCTAACTGTCTTTCTTTGTTATGCTATTGAATTACCAACACCAGTAATGATATTCAAGATCATCGGACTTAACATGACTAGTATATATCCTATTGCCGCTTTTTGTATCATGTCAATTCCTTGTTCCTGTTGACCTATCATATACCTCAAACAACCTGCCGTGACCATTACCCCTGCTATTGGTCTAGCAAGTTCTTTTAAAACATCTATCAACGGTTGTAATGCTTTATTAACTGTAATACCAAATGAATCTGTCATTGCATTAACTGGAATTGCCTCTTGTGTAATTTCTTGAGCAAATGCCATTGGTAAACTAATATCAAGCATAAAACTACCTGCAACAACTGTTACTAACACTTTTATACCTAACTTAACTAGTCGTTTATTTACCTTATTCACAGTGCGTTGAACACGATATTCACCAGACATAAACTCACCAATTGTTCCTACAGTTTGAATCTTATGAGTTAATATCATTATTAACCACCCTTTCATTTAATCTAAGAATATAGCCTTAATAAGCGTTCCTGCTTTTAACAATATTGTGTCTGGATTTTCGGAAGCATAAAGAGTCAAATAAAATACACCGCAAAAGAATCCGACTACGAATTTAAACATCTTTCAACCACTCCCTCTATAAAGTCATTCTCAATCATAGGAGTCTGAACAGTATGCTTCCTGTCAGTAATGTAAACCCCTCTTCCCTTGATAAATGGCAAATGTGCCGCATCCGTAATACCTTCACCTAATACGACCTCACTAGCCTTATCACTTTGTAATTTGAAACATAATTTAGCATCACAATTCTGTTTAATATTATGGTTTAATACTTCACTATAAGGTGTTTGAGTTGCGTAAATTAATCTATAACCTAATGCACCTGATACCCTTGCAACCCTTGATAATATAGTTTCACATTTTCCTTTGATCTTTTTTAAATCACTATCTTTTTCAATATTTGGTGAAAGTTCGGCTCCTTCATCCACAACAATGAAGCACCTGTTTTTAATGCCAGCTTCCTGTACATTTTCAAACTTGTTTTGCTTTAAATAGTCCATTACTTCATCTATTTGATTATTAACCATCTCTAACACTTCTAATGATTCTTCAGCATTACTAGCAATACTAATAACCTGTGGACAATCCTTAAATCTTTGGAATGTTAATCCACCCTTCAAATCAATCAAAATAAACGATACATGCTTTGGATGATTTAATAATAATGTTGTGATAGCATTCTTTAAGAAAATACTTTTTCCATATAGTGTTGTGCCCGCAACGACCATATGGCAAATTTTTTCAAATGAATGTTTAATGAAACCTGTTCGAGTTACACCAATTGGAATTTCCCAATCGGCACATTTTGGTACTTTTTCATAAGGTAAATAATCAGTTAACGGCTCATTAAAAACTTTAATTTTTAGTACCCTGTCATACGTTATATAAACCTCTTTAAGCGTGTTTTTAGGTTTCATGAGTGTTTGTATCTGCTTTACATAATTGCCCCTAAAATCAAACTCACGAATCATAGAAAACGAAAATTCAGGTGTGTTCTTACTATTCAATGAATCCTCAATCACCTGCTTTTTCTTCTCAAAATCATGAAATGATAATCCCTCTGGCATCCTGTAAATGTACTCAGTGAAACTTTCTTTCTTTGAAACCCGTAATAATTTTGGAGTATCTTCTTTACCGCCATATTTTACATACAATCCACATTTTCTAAAGATACGATCTAATTTCTTTTTTTCACTACCACCATAACCACTTTTCAAATACTCAGCACCAATCCAAACACTGCCTGCCAATATTGATTCAATTATCATGTTAATTTCCCCTTAGCATCGGATTATATGGTTGTGGTACTACTTGTTGCTTTTGTTGTGGTGTACCGATACTACTATTTGATACTACCGATTTACTATTAATGGTAATACTACTTTTACGTTTGATTTCTTCATCAATTAATTTCTTAATAACTCCACTAAATGATTTCTTACCAATGAAATCTAATCGCCTAATATCATCTGGATTTGTATGATTGAAGCTGATTGACCGAACCCATTTGTTTTTACTCATGTTACCAACTCCCATTTGGTTATTGGTAAATGATATTATCGGTATGATTAAAATATTACTTTATTTTAATTAATAAATTTCGGTAGTTAGTGCCCGATAAAAGGGAATTACGATACACTGTTGAATTAGATAGAAAAGCCAAAAAAGGGGAATTTAAAATGTTGATTCCTAAAATAGAGGAAATCGTGAAAAAAAGAGGATATATGAAGAAGTTTGTAGCTGAACAAATTGATATGTCACCGCAACAATTTAACAACCTAATAAAGGGTAAGAATTTTACAACAACGGAAAAACTTTTTAAATTGGCTAAATTTTTAGATGTGAGAGTCGATGATTTATATGAATACAATGAGGAAGATTAGTCATAGTTCTATGACTGTGTGGACAAACAAAAATACCGCCATTTTGACGGTACTATCTGACGGTTATATAGACTAAAAGCTAATACTACGCTTTATGCTAGTAATAGCTTATGTTTTGGGACAAGGCAATTATGCAAGTCTATTATTGATATTTAAAGTTTATTTAAATTGTGCTGAAATCTAGTAGTATCAGTACTAGCAAAAGAACAAGCATTTCTGTATAAAGTAAGAACAATTATTCTTTTAAAGGAAAATAAATACATTTGTCGAATATTGGTTACAAATGTATTTTCTTAGAAAGGATGATTAGTTTTGGAGATTCAGACATTATTAAATTTTTTAACAACTAATGGATTTGGGGTACCAACTACTTTTATCTTAATTTTTTTATCAATTCTTAAATTAAGACCAATTACATTTTTTACTGCTACTGGTTTTGAAAGAAAATTTTTTTCAAAGGAAGCAGATGCGATATATATTTTATACTACTACTTTTTAAGTTGTATTTTTATCACGTTTCTACTTTTAGGTTTTACAATTATCAGTATCGGTATTCCTTTTAATATTAATCTTGGTTTAATCCTTTTTTATTTAAGTGGAGCCATATTTTTCTGTCTAACTGAAACTACCTATACTAGACCCTTTATTGAGAAAAGAATTAATCAAAAAATAAAAAAGCAGATTGAGAAATATGCTGAGACTTTAGTCAGTATTTATTTATTGTTTTTGATATTTTCAGTTGTTTATTTCTTTGGAAAAACATTATTACTTTCTTTAAAAAGTGAACTTACTGTTACTTTTTCCAATATCCAATTATTTCTTGATAACTTCATAGCTTTTACTATTCTTTATTTAATGTTATCTGTTTTACTATCACTCATGTTTACGAAATTATTTCAAACTAAGCCTTTTAGACAAAAACAAAAACATTTTTATATAACGGACGATAACAATTCAATGTGGTATCTTTTACGCCCATTAAATAAAGAACAATATTTGATTGGGGATCAATTCGATATTAAGTCTTGTACAAAAATTAAGTTAGTGAATAAAGCCGAATTATTCGACTGTAGTAACAAGGAGATTCATATACAAGAATACTCCTAATTTTGGAAACGCAATGATAGAATAGAAAGGACAAAACTAGGGAGGTTTTAAAGTATGGGATTATTAGATGGTTTACTGGGTAATGCTTCGGAAGTTAATGTGAAAGAAGTCGAAAAAGAATTAGAAATAATTTTAGCACCGAATGAAATAATCGAAAAGGCATACAAAATCATTCGTGATATGATGATTTTCACAGATAAAAGATTAATCATGGTCGATAAGCAAGGTGTGACAGGAAAGAAAGTTGAATATCATTCAATTCCTTATAGAAACATTACTCATTTCAGCGTAGAAACCGCAGGTACGTTTGATCTTGATGCGGAATTAAAAATTTGGGTTTCTGGCTCACAAACTCCATTTGACAAGAGATTTGGTAAAGATAAAGCAATTTATGATGTTCAAAAAGCATTGGCTTTATATATTAGAATGTAAAGTTGATAGTTTTTATTACATTAACGAAAAAATGGGCAACAAAGATAAATAAATATCCACGTTGCCCTAATTCGATTAAATCTGATCATCAATTACAAAATGCAACCAGACTAATTCACTAACTGTCATTGTCCGATTTACCGCTTTATCAATCCATTGTTCGGAACTAAATTCAGCATCATTTTTACATTTCTTTAATTTAGTAATTAACATATCCCATTGATAATTTTCAAGTTTCAAGAGTTCATCCTCTCCATTCTTTAATTCGGTATATTTACCAAAAGTATCAGTCCCATAACCTTTATGATTGAATTGTAAATGTGGCTTATCAATGAAACTTTTCCAATCTCCACCCCATTCAAAACCAAGTCTTTTTGCTTCAATAATTGCTTGTTTTATTTTAGGATTATCATAACCCTTCCAATCTGATTGACCTTTACTATCCACAGGAACAAAGTCTAAGGCTTGACCGACTAAATGATATGATTTCATTGTTTTAGATGCACCTTTACGGACATTCTCACGTTGCATTTCTACAGTTCTAATTGTTTCATAGATCAATATGTTAATATCATTTTTCACAAGATAATCATGCCACTTTAACGCTACAATTTTGGTATGGTCAGCTAATTTATCAATGTTTTCTAGGTTACGTTTATAATAAGTTAATGTCATTTTTCATCACCTTTTCCAACTTTATCTTTATCGAAAAACTTGGTGATAAATTTTATATCAATTCCCATTCTAGAGAAATTCTCTATAATACTGAGTCCTTCATAAGCCACAATCATTCCGACACCAAGCTTGATAATATAACCATTTGAACCCGTGTAAGCATCCACAAACACTAAAAAAGCCAGTGCAACAAACTCACCAACTTTTCTTAATAACCCCACATAGTTAATCGAACTGTTTAATTTCTTTTCTACTGCTGCTGCTAAAAGACCTGTTACAACGTCAAATAAAATAAATCCCAATACCAAATACCATATATTTCCTACAACATCTGTAATCTCTAATCCTTGTATCATTTGCAAATGAACTACCTCCTTCCCATTCTGGACAAAATAAAAAGACGATATGGTTTATATCCACACCGCCTTAGTTACAACAATCCTTTTTTACGTAATTCCCTTACTGCCTTAACACCTTCACGAACTCTAATAATATTTGGTGAATTACATTTTTCTTTTGATTCTACCCATTTGATAAACTGTTCTCTTTCTTTATCTGAATTAAATTTAATCTACATTGGAATCATCTTCCTTCTTTGAGAACATTGAAAGTATCTTAGACTCAGTAGGATGTTTAGGTCTAACTCTTCCTTTTACCGTACTGGATTGCTTAGTTTTTTCTTCAAACTTTTTAATAATGTGTTCTCGTTTTGAATTATTTTCTTTTATACTGTTTTCGAGGTCTTTTAGTTTTAAAGTAATCATCCTTAATTCACCTTCTTTTTTAATTTAGGTTTCTTAGGTAATGGTTTAGTAAGAATCTTGTTAGTATCCACTCCTATTATTCCGTAATCTCATCGGCTTGAGTTTGAGTGAGATAAAAACTTGTTCTTCCATAACTACAAAATTGCTATATCACTACTTTTATTTACCAAGCTATCGCCTAAGTCTCTGATAAAATTACCGATCTCCACTTTCGGATTTATTTTCCGAAACGGATTATAATCCCTTGCTACAATTCGAGCATTGATGTCGATTAGCATGTCTTCATCAATTACTTTTACGATATCGCCCAATTCAGCCTTTTCTAACTCTCGTAAATAAGGAAAATTAGGCATATGACTTAAATCGATTATGTCGACCTCATAAGCGATTCGTAAACCACCGCCACGAGTATCAATTTCTTCTGTGATACCTAATAAGTTTTTTCCACGTCTAAACTGTACACCTTTGTTTGTTCCACGCTTTGAAACTAGATGAATAGTAAACTTATCAAATATCAATTCGGCATCTAAGTGGGCAACGTAATCTAATAAAATCTTACGTACTGTAGATTTATTAACGACTTTAAATGATATAGATTCTGATACATCGACAGTACCTACACTAAATGGTGTATTTGTTAGCAACTGGCTTAAAATGGTTATTGGGGTTCCACTAAATACTGTATCAACTTCAACATCATATTCGGTTAATTCATAACTAACATGCTCACACACAACATCGGTACTGATTCCATTTCGTCTAAAATAAGCCATTTTAAAATAATTATCTTCTACTTCCACGATGTTATCAGCCGTGATGTAAGGCATTTTTTCCTTTTCCACATAAGCAGAAAAAGAAAATAAAAAATCAGCGTTAATTCGTTCACTGATTATAGGGTTTGTTATTTTATGTAAAATGGCAACTAAATCCAAATTTGTATCACGTACTTTTAAAAGCATTATCGCCACCTCTCGTTATATTCGAAAGATAATAAGACAGGTGTATTACCAGTGTAAGTGACTTGATTTGTTCCAGATTCAAGAAACACTAAAAAATCACTCAATGAGAGTGATTTTAATGCGTTTAGAGTGCCAATTTTAGCCGTATAGTTTTGTAGATTAATAACAAGTTCTTCACTAGGATTAAGTATACCATTAAAAATTAAAATCATTAATGCCACCTATCTTTCTGTTCAATTGTCAACTCAATATTTCGTTCTACTTCATTGTCAGTATAAATGATAATATTTTCGCCCGCTTGTAGCATTGGAAAACGTCCTAATAATTGATTAGATACATTTTCTGTGCCGTTTTTAATTGCTATCATGAAGTTGGAGTCGATAATAATTTCATCACCCGGTTCTAGTTGAGCTTCAAATTTAACTGGTTCAATTGATACTCGTTTACTTCGTGCTAAGAATTTGCAGATACTTTTAATTGTCGCTGATATTTCTTCTATTGTTGTTCCGTCGAAAGTTTGTAGAGCAGATTGTAATGTGGAGATACCTTTTAAGATTATCTTATTTGATTTCGGTTTTTCTGACGTGTAATAAAAATTAACATTAGCTGACATATAGTTATTTAAATTAACAGTACGAATTATTTCATCAGAATAACCACCGTAACCACCTTTCATACCAAGCATTTCTATACCACTTGCAAGAAAATAATACGGTGTTCCGTTTTTATAATACGGTGTTCCACCATAATGATGTGTAATTCCCTCGTCAGCAGTACCGGTGTAAACAGGAAATACGTCAATAAAATCTATAAACTTGTACCATTTATCATCAAAAAACATGCTGGCGCTTAAGTCGGTTGATTCCTCAACCAACACGTACGCCTTTCTACTGGTTAGTGGTTTAGATAGAAAAATAGGTGGACCATCTTTGTGATACGGAAATGTATAACCATTCTTGATTAGCCATGTATAGTCCATTACAAATTGTTCACCTAACGGTGGTGTATGGTCCTTATATGGGAAACCATTACCATCATCTATAGACCAGGTTTCCGATGCCACAAACTGATCACCCAATGGTTGTATATGGGTATTTGCAACGGGGAATGTATCACCATCCATCCAGTAATATAAAAACCCATGTGCAAAATTATCAAATTCCTCTTTATAGTGTAATACTGTAGTGATGGACGGTTTAACAGTATAGTCATAACATTTAAAATCAAAAGAGCAGTATAATAATTCTATATCACTAAACGGTACCCCAGTAAGTTTAGTACTACTGGGCATCCATGTATAATAGTACCCATTGGAGGTAGCTTTATATAGTGTATCATACTGGTAACAGTACAACGTTTCAAGTACATCACCTGTTGGTTCTCCATCTGCATCAAGTATACTGCGCCTTTCAACACTTATACTACCACCATTATACAAGTAATATTCACCGCTGTACTTAAATATAGTAGCATACGTCATATTCCTATAGTTTGCATTATCTATAATAGCTGGGTGGTTTAGGAAAGGCATGTAATCACCTCCTTAAATATCCCACTTGAGTTTGGATTTATAGAAATCACGTGTCATTGCTTCACTAAGTGATACGGTTTTTGAAAACTTTCTACCTGGATTAGGAGTTATTCGTTCCTGAGTATCTAAACCATAGCAACTGGAAGGTTCTGTAGATGCACCCCAATCGTTTATAGTTACCGCTTTTATACTTGGTGATAGTGATACGCTGTACACCGGGGTATCCCCAATAGGATAAACGGTGCCACCACCATTAAAAGTAGTTGTACAGTAACATCTAATCGAGCCGCTGGAAATGCCGTATACGGGGTATAAGTCTGTTAATTCATATAATCCAGTAGCATAACAATCAGTGGATGTGCCGTCCGCGATGCCCATTACAAGAAATGACATTCCTGATACTGCTGTACCCTTCAAATGAAAGTGTGATGAACAGGAATAACATCTACCGTAATTACAAATGCCATAAAATCTATTACCTGACAACTCAACGGTGCCATATGTGTGACAATTTATAATCTCAGCAGGATAGTTACCGGTATTACCAGCAATGCAAATACCGGCAAACATACTACTAGCCTTAGCTTGTATGTTAGTGGTGCAATCCTTAACAAACGAGCCAATATTACCAGAACTATCAAGATATATTATGCCCCCAACATAGCTACCCTCAAGCTTACCATGTGTATGAACATTATATAATTTGCCACCCTTACTAAAAGAACTTATAAAAAATGGTGAACATATACTACTGGTCCTCATATCTATATTTAGCACTCTTAAGTCCCTAATAGTAAAATCAATTTGAACGTTTATACGCAATATATATAAGATACCTGTAGACTTTTCAAACGTGTTAAGCGGTAGACTGATATTTTTTATTGTATGACCGTTTCCATTGATAACCAATTTTGCTGGCGTTGCTTTACCTGTAGGTGCACTATTAAATAATATAGGTACTAATTCTACACCTGAAAAGTCAATATCAGAAGTTATGTTTAGAGTGTATAATTCATTAGCATCGGTAGAGTAGGTACTACCTATATCACTTGATGCAAAGTCATTCCATTCTTGTGCACTGCCTATATTAATTATTGGCACGCCGATTCACCCCCGTTATGTTAAATAAACAATCAAATCACTTGGTTGCAGCAATATTCCTGTGTTGTCTATATATTCAATAGGAGCATCTAATTGAGCGAAAAACAGTAAATTCCCACCCGTGGTTGCATCACGTATGCCTATATGTGTCACCCTGCCATAGTCCCCATCTGCAACGGCAAATTCAATCTTATTTGTGTTCATGACTGCTATTTGCCCGTCCACATCAGCTGGAGTTGAAAAGTTAACTGTTTTTCTACTATATTTATCTCCACTAACCTCCGAACCGTCATCATCAGGCATGGGATCAGAGGTATAAAGCGCTAAATAAAGCTGACTCTTGCCCGTAAATGTTTGTCCTTTCAAACAGGCTTTTAACAGTTCTGTTTTTAAATAATTTGACATGTTACCTACTGCATCCATACGCTACACTCCTTCCACATGTTTTACCTCTAACGTAAATCCATTGATTGTTGAACTTCCAGTGTTTTTAATCTTAATAATTGGTGGTGTTCTAACTGTTCCATTGTTAACAAAAGTTAGTGTTTGTCCGCTCGTATTTATGATGTGCTTGACGGTTTTCTGTTCACTTAAAGCGTAAGGTTCGCACTTAAATAACACAGTAAATTCGCCAAATTTCATTTGCTCTGTTAAGTCGATTTGATTAGCAACTTTCCCAATATAATGCTGTTCCTCATCATCAAACTGCAATTTTTCTTTATCAGTCGAGTAGAGCCAATTTGCTATTTGACGTGATTTAATCCGTAATTCTTCAGTAGTCATAACTGGTAACCCAAATGTTACCTCACGAATGATATCGCCTGGTTCATCACTTAACAAAATAGTACCTGGGCGACCGTTTATTTCTACGTATTCATCACGAAAGGAAGGTAGAATCTGCCTATTTATCGATCTCATTAGTAACCCGAATACAGACGAATGAACACCTTTGAATGTTAATCCTTTAGACAATGCCAACACCTCTTTTCCGTAATTCGACTAAATTAAATAACTCTCTTGCTATTAATTTAATATCATTATCCTCACGTACAACCATTTGTTGAACAATGACATTTCCACCGTTGCCACCATTCATTCTGTCACTAATCATACTTGCAATTTTTCCTAGAACTGCATCAGATAAAGGAAGTGCTGCTTCTGGTACATTTGCATCACCCATACCTACTAAACGTGGACTATTGGCAGGGAATAAACCTCCATCCCTATACCAATCTACTTTTATTTTTGGAACAGAAATGTCAGGTGGCATTAAGTCAAATTTACCTGATAAACTAAAATGCGGAAGTTTTATTTTTGGGAGTTCCCACTTAATGCCTTTAAATAAATTGGCAATTTTCTCCCTTAATGCTGATGCTTTTTCTTTAATTGTGTCCCAGTTTTTAATCAGCGTTGTACCGATAGCAATAATTCCTAATACTGATGCCACTGCAATTCCAACGGGTCCAGTTAATGCAGTAAATGCTACTCCAAGTATCGGTAAAGCACTTGTAATTGCAGAAATGATGGGTGTTAATGCTAATACTGCACCTGAAATGATACCAATCGCTGATACAATTGCAGTTATTGTAGCTGCTAGTTTTGGATTTTCTGAAATCCATCCTGCTATTGCTGAAACTACAGAAGCGATAACAGATAGTATTGGTTCTAATGCTATTTTTAAATCGGACATAGCCTGTTTCATTTTAACTACTGGGTCTGCATCAATCTTTGATATAGTGTCATTTAAGCCTTCTTGATTCTGCTTTAAATCAACTATTTCAGCATTTGCATTCAATAATGTATCAATAACGTTTTGTCCTTGATCTTCATACATCGTGCCAAAAATTTGTACTCCGATAAGATTCTTTTTGGTTTCATCTTCAATACTATTTAAAGCATTTGCAATTTCATTCATTGCTATAGAGCCATCTTCTCCACCTTTTGCTACATCTCTACCCCATTTTTGCAATTGCTCAGAAGATATATTAGTACCTTCAATTAATTCAGATAAAGCTTTAGGTACTTCTTCACCAAATTCAGCAACACGAATACGACCTTCCTTTAATCCATCCAAAAGATTATCAATATTCCAACTGCCAGTATCTACACCAGCTTTCAATATCGCTTGAATTTCTTCTGCGTTATAACCTGCTCTTTGTAATTGTCCACCGTATTCCGCTATGATATCTAATTGTTCGGGAGGAAATCCCATCTTCAACAGCGCATTTGTCAGTCCTAATGCTTCCTCGTTAGTAATTTTTAATTCACTTGATATTTCATTCGTTTCCTGAATTAACTCAGTAAAATCAATACCACTGAACGCTGATGCAATTGCTCCTGCACCTTCTACAACGGAACGGTTTACTTCATCACTCACATTTTTATTAAGTGCCCATTGTCTACGAGCACCTTCTAACGCTGCTTCTGCATCCACCCCATATGCTTGTATATCCATAACAGCGTGTTTAACAGCCTTTTTAGATTCTTCCGGCACGTCAAATATGATATCAATTTTAGTATTAATACCTGATGTATCAAGTGCTTGACTAACAACACCAGCTATTCCACCACCGGCTACAAGTCCACCAGCTAATCCTGCTAATTCATTCCCTAACTCTTTAACGGATGATTCGGCTTGTTCAGCCTCTTTGGACAATTGACCTAATTCCTTTTTTACGCTCTTTATTGAAGCACCATCATCTATAGATGCTAAAGCCTTTCTCATTTTGTCTAAATCAACATTTGTTCCAAGTGCTTCTTGTCCAATTTTTTGTAACGCATCATCAAGCTGTTTAGAATTTGCTGTACCATTTTTAATCGCTCTAGTTAGTTGATTACCTAAAACATCTGCAAAATCATCAACACTTTTTCCTGTAGATTTGAATAATGTTTCTAATTGTTTAGTAGATTCAGCAGCGTTTTTTTGTTCTTGTTCTAAACCCGCTAATTTATTTTTTAAACCATCTAATTTTCCTTGAGTTGCAACCAATTCACGCTGAAACTCCCTATATTGTTCTGCACTAATATCACCACGTTCAAATTGTTGTTGCACTTGTTTTTCAGCTTGTTTTAATTGATCCAATTTATCTTTTGTTGCTTGTATTTGGTCAGTCAATAATTTTTGTTTTTGGGCAACTAACTCAACATTATTTGGATTTAATTTAAGTAGACGGTCAACAGATTTTAATTCTTTTGATAAGTCTTGACTACGCTTATTCACATCTTTCAATGCCTTTTGAAGTCCAGTCGTTTCACCGCCAATACTTATTGTAATTCCCTTAATTTTTCCCGCCATGTTCTCACCTCACTTTTTAAAAAGAATCAAATTCCGCTTGCCTAGCCATTCTAACTTTATCTTCATTTGATGTATTCATTTCAACAAACTCATCAATGTAATCCATACACATTCCAATTGTCATGTCTTCCATATCTTCAATATTTAATCCGCATCTTTTACATAAAATAAGGAGCGTATCAGTAGTAATCTCCTCACCACTGCCCGCCCCACTCTCTACTTTTTTTTAGCTTGTATACTCTCCACAATCATATCTGTTAACTCTGGGATAATATCTAAAATTGGAAACACGTCAAACCCATCTAACCATGTCAATGGATCAGGTATAGAATTATCAGCAGTTTTAGCGAGTGACCAAGTGATATTAAAAAAAACTTCGAAGTCAACATTATCCAATTCAACATTATCTAAATCTAGCTGACTATTCTTATCAACTTTTAATTTACTAAGCTGATTTAATTTTAGAATTTCAGAAAAGTAGTCTTTCTTAAATTGTGCTTTATATCTTAAAGCAGTTGCACCAGTTGACTTAAATCTTACTTTTTTTCCATCAATTGTTACTGTTTTTTCCATTTATTAAGCACCTGCTTTTTCGTAAACTGAAGAATACCAAGCATTGTAAATTCCTTCAGTTGTTGTTGCAGTAGTCTTAGTTTTTACTGCTAAATCTGTCTCTCTAGGACTTGCAACGAACGTTAGTTCACTAGGTTGTGGTTCAGCAGTATTTGTTTTCGTATTCCCTGTTACATTTGGTCTGTTTGCAGTGCAAGAATATAGAACATGACGAGTCGCCTTTTGATCTCCATCAAATTCAAACAATAAGGCAAATGGTTTACCTTTACCTGAAGACTTTTCTGTTAAAACTCCGTCTGTTTCATCTAATTCCTCGCCTAAACAATCAATTGCAAATTGTTGATTAATTGCTGCAATAGATAGTGTTCCATCATAACCTTGATTATTACTTGCTGAGTAATAAAGCATATCATCGGCATAAAATTCCACTAATTCCCCTCTTGGGTTAAGAGTTAAACTAACACCACCGGGAATTTTTACTGGTGTAGTATAAGTAATTACACCTGCATTAACCGTATATGTTGCATAATGCACATTTTTTAAACCATATTGTACTTTATTTTCGCTCATTATAAATTCACCTCATATAATTTTTGATATAACTGCTCTGAATCAATAAATAATTCAGATGTTTCATAAGGAATGTCATGTTGATCTAAAGTATCCTCAAGTTTTCTTTCTGCTTGTAAATCCTTTTTATCCGTATATAATTCAATTAGGACATTATTAAACTTGGAATATACTTTATTATCAGCCATAAAATTTGAAGAATTAGTTGATAAATAACAAATGTATGGGGTTACTGGTTGAGAATTGAAATGTGAATAAGCCACAGGATATCCTGTAGCATCAAGGATATTTTTTAATTCGATTAATGTCATGACTTAATCACCTTCTCAATCCGTTGCTCAAACTCATTAATTGTTTCTTCTTCTACAGGTCTTATGTGTACTTTAGCTCCAACTCTACCTCCACCACGTTTTACATGCCCATTTTCGAGTAAATGAGTAAGCTGATAATCTGTTTTATTATGTACTACATACCCATTACCTTCTTTTTTTCTTGTCCAACCTTTGCGGTAATCACCAGTTAATTTAGGACTTTCTTGCTTTAATTTATTAACCGCTTCTTTTGTTACCTCATCAGAAGCAACTACAATTTCCTCTTCAATCACATTGGCATATTGTTCAAGTTGTTTAGCAATTTCTTTTGATAAATCATCAATACTAATAGCCATTAACTATCACCACTTTTCGCAATAATGGTTAATGTCTTATCAGCTTCATCATCATTGATAACGCTGATAATATTATAGATTTTATTCTTGTACACTATCCTCATAGTTGGCTCAATATTCTTCATAAATCGAATTACAAAACGTGTTGTATCCTGATTTTGTGTAGCAGATGCTTCAATATATTCAGTCCCTTGTATAGTCCTAATCATCACCCATAGATTATAAGTATTAGTCCATTCTTTTAAAATTTGTCCAAGTTCATCTTTTTTTTCAGAAAACGATTGGATAACTATTTTGTTCCTAAATAATCCTGCATTCATAATAAATTCACCGAATACAAATCTAATATAGATTGGACAACAACATTAACCTTATCTTTTTGGACTGTAAATTCTCGGTTATCGTACATTTCTGCACATAAAATCATAAAAGCAATTGACAAGTCTTCTTTTGTATCTACTATTTCATCAGATAATCCTGTATAACTTTTGATATACGCTTTAACTGCAATCATAATATTACTGATTAATTCATCATCATCATTAAAACTAATTCGTGCATAGTCTTTAATATTTTGTGTTGTAATTTCACTAATTTTCACATTGCACCACCCCATTAAAAAATACAGTGGTACAAGTGAAAACTCATACCACCGCATTTAAATTAATTACTGTACTACTAATGCTGCAATCTTTTGACCTTCTACAACTTTAGAGTCAGCTTCAAGATAACCAACTACACCGATAGCATGTTGAGTTGCAAATTTCTCGTTTAATACTTGAACTTCAACATTTTGAGCAAGTTTTACATAAAGACCACTCATGTCACCATAGAAAATAGCTTTCTTTCCTGTTGCAACTTCATCAGCAGATTCAGTAATATAAACTGATCGACCAAGTAAATTCCATCCGAAACCATTTGCAACATCTTTTGTTAATAGGTAATTACCATCATTATCTTTTAATTTGCGTAATCCTTTTAATGTATTTTTGTGCATAATAAATACGGCTTTACCTTGATATACTTCTGGTACTGCCATTTGTAGATCAATTAAGTCATCAGCAACAACTTTACCAACAGTTGAAGTTGTTACAGTATTTGTAGTAGAAGCGATACCTTCCATTTTTCCTGTTGTACCAACAATCAATTCTTTTTCTAAGAAATCAGCAATTGATTGTGCAACTTTACCAATCACAAAGGAAACTAAATCAAAATCAGTACGATTAATTAAAGATTTAGATACTTTTGCAAGGGTACCAACAATAAAGTTTTGTAGTTTTACAGTTGTAAATTTACCAGTACCTTCTGTTAATTCAGTTAAATCATCAGAATAAGCTGCCCCGATACTTGAATTTACTTCATCATAAACAGGAAATACTAAATCACCACCTACATTAAAAACAGTAGCCATTGAATAAATTGGTGATAATTCCTTTACTTTTTCAATGATACGGTTAGCGATTGTAGTTGGAATAACCCCACCATTATTTGCAACATCTAAAGCACGTTCTTCACCTTTAATAAACTTGATAAAATTAGCCTCATCTAATGCACGTTGTTCTACTTGCTTTTCTTCTTTGATCTCAACCTTTTTCTCCATTGCTCTTAATTCCTCCTCAGCTTTAATTGTGTTGTCAAGTCCTCTAATTTCAGCCTTAATTTCTTCAATACGACTAGTTTCTACCTCAGTAAAGGCTCTTGTTTCAGTTTTAGCGGTATTTAATAATCCTTCCATCTCTTCAACTAATGCATTACGCTTTTCAATTAATTCCTTCATGTTATAACCTCTTTCTGCCTATTGGCTTAATATTTTTTAATAAAATAAAAAGAGAATACTAATTTACTAGCATCCTCTTTGTTTCAACTTGAAATATTCAATTTCTTGTTCAATTAAGGAATAATCAATTGGTTTTGGTTCTTCCCTATCTTCATTAATTTGTTCTGTTAAATCTTCAACTGTTGCATTAAATTCTTCATTTCTTGACTCAATTATGTAAGTTTCTCCATTTCTAGATTCGACAGAAGTTCCAACATAAGCAGGTGTAACTGAAAGTAAACTAACTTCCAATAAGTCCATATCTTCTATGTATCTCTTTTGTATTCCATCCCCGTCTTCCCAACGGTCTTTAGTAGCGACAAAACCAAAACTCCAACCTCGTAATTCTGCTTTTTTAGCAAGTTCAATGACTTCTTGATCAGTAACAATACATTGGGCACGTAGTCCAATGTTATCTTCATAAAGTGTTAAATTCCCTTGTTTCATTGAGCCTAATACTCTATCTGGGCGATGGTTAAATCTTAATTCAACATCATTTCCTTTTGACAATGCTCTTTCAAAAGTTTTAGGAACAATTTGCTCAATAAACTTCCCTCTAATACTAGGAATCTGGCGACTAAATCTTTCTACTGCATTGACGTAACCTTCTAATTTCACAGAGTCATTCCTAATTTCAATTTTCAACTTTATCACCCCTTTCTGGTGCAGGTAAATTATCTAAATTAGATGTTTTATTCGTGTTAGGAGTGTAAATTTCTTTCGTTTCCACGTTGTATAGAACATCTTGCAACCCAAGTTTGATAAAGTTCAATCCATATGGCCGATAATTTAACTCATACCTAACCTCATCCCATTGCATGAAACCATTTTTAATTGCAATTTCATAAGCACGATACAACTTTTCAATATCGCCTTTTAATAATTCCCTCGTATCAAATGCAAAATAATATTGTTCTTTCTCTGATTCAAGTAACAAATCTTTATTTAAAGCAGTCTCAAATGCTTTCAGAATCGGCAATATACATAGTTTGATAAAGTTTTTGTATTGGTCATCGGTGACATTTCCTTCAAGTAACCCCATTGGAACACTAAATAATTTACTTACTTCTGCTGAATTTGTACGCTTATTCTCATTCATCTGCATTTCTACAGATGTACTAGATGCTTCCTGAAATTCCACTCCGTCATTAAGAATGATTACATTTTCAGTATTGTCTTTGTACAAATTATTCCAAGCTGTTTTCAATGCAGTTAATGCTTCTTCACTTAATCTCTTTTGTGACTTTAGAAACCCTTTCTTATTGCCTCCAGTTTTGAGCAATATCTTTTCATACTTCATAGTTAAATATGCAACTGAAAGCATGTCATTATGTTCATTGACAATTCCTTTACCTGTGACACCATCTTTTGTTTTTCTAGTTAACTTTAGAAACTCAAAGTCTCGATACAAATTGGCATTGACAAGAACATCACAACTTTTAAAAATTGGATCAACATTCTTATTAACAGATACATTAACCTCATCAACATAATGGAGGCTCTTTACTTTGTTTCTATCCTTGTTTATATACGCATAACCATTACCAACTAATAAGTAATCTTCAATCAATTGTTTCTTAAATTGATAAGCATTTAAGGTATCTTTGGTATCATCATTCAATAATCGTACCCGAACATCATTATCAACTATAGAAACTTGACCATTTTCATCCTTATATAAATTAATTGGCAACATGGCAACTGTATTACTAATGATTTCAACACAACCAGCTACAGAAGGTATGTTTAGTGCTTGTTCTTTCGTAATTGTATCAACACCAATTCCTGCTTGAAGAATCAATTCCTCTAGTGTTGCTGCTCTCATTTCATACTCTCGCCACTCTTTAAAACGTTGTATCCATCCCATTTTCTCACCCCTTTCTACTAAATAACTTGTATTGACCAATCTGATTCTGGATTAATAATTACATCATCCATCAACAGATATAGTGCGTTAATGGTTGCAAAAACCATATCTACTTTACCTGCGGTCTTAACACTTACTTTTTTGTTTATGTACTTATTTAAGTTTGTATCTTCTGTTTGTCTACAGTTAGTAAAGTTATTTTCATAGACCAAATTGTTATAATATGAGAATCTTTTCTCTAATATCAACTCTTTAAGCCATTTAATTGTTGGATGTAAAACACTACTATGTTGCTTTACTTCAATCGTTACCAACCCATGATCACGATCCCATTTTTGAGCAGAATTTCTTAAATTTCGTATGTCGTACCCAATCCCAACAATATTTACTCCATATTCATGTTGTAAATTAACTACAAATTGTTCAAATTGAGCATAATCAAGTACACTTTCACCGCAAACTATTGTATTACCATCTTGAATTGATTTTCTATAGTCGAATTTTTCACGTTTACTTTTATCTTCAATGTAATCCTCTTGAATAAAACACCATGTTTTTGAATGCACAAAACCAGTATTTTCATCATATCCAAGCATACAAATTGAAGAATTGTCATAACTTTCGGCACCATCAGCACCGATGTAAACAGACTTTCCTTTCCAATCCCACTCTTTATCTGCTTTACATGCTTTAATTTGATCACTTGATACATAGCCATCTGCACCAATGCCTTTGTACTTGATATTGTTATGCTTACATAGATAATTCTCACGTTTTGATTCATACAAAATAGCCATAGTTCTTTTATCAACTATGGCTTTAAATACATTATTATTATCTACTGCAACAGGATTCGATTGATAAATAACCAAATCATTATGTTCCCATTGTTTCCTGATTTCCTCATCAGGCTCATACAGTAAACTAAAATATCTTTTATTTTCAACAAGTCCATCTAATACACGTTTTGCATAATCAATTTCAGTTAGCATCACATTATTGTCATTTGGATATTGTGTACTAATAATAATTCCTAATTTATTCTTTAATGTTATTTGTGATGATCTCATTGCCTCGATTGGATAATCGTCCAATATTCCCGCTTCATCCGCTAAGAAAATATTTGCTAATTTACCATCCATTCCATCATTAGAATAAGCTAATGGAGTGTATTCAATATCAGTTAGTTTACATTCAACCATATCTCGTTTAATTTTAAATCTATCCTCTAATGATGGACTTGATTTAATGATTTTTCTAACGGCTAACTTCAATTCAGACGATAATTTATAATCAGGTGCTACACTAAATAACCGAGAAAACTTTGGCTCAAGCAACATGCCAATAATAAATACAATTGCACTACCGAATGTCTTATAATTCTTTCTACTGATTTCAAGTAAACTTGTTTCATAATATCTAGCATTATCTTCTTTATTGATAGTACAAAGTGTAGCTACAACAAAAAACCATTGATAATTTTCCATGCCCTCATAAATACTAACACCTAAGTCTGGATGCACCATTAATTTTAATATCCCACAAACCTTATTGAACATTTTCTCATCAATACTAGCCTCTTCATTATGACCATTCACAATATCAATCCATGCTTTAGCTTGTTTTTTCACATATTTACCAACTAATTGATTATCATCCTCTAAGCACCATAGACAATACTGATAGGCTTTACTATCTTTAATATTACCCATCGGCACCACTACCATTTATTACCATCAGCAATGGATCTTTTTTATCTTGGTCATTTTTAACATTTAATACTGCTAATTTAGACCTGGCAGAAGGACTTAATCCTAATTCCATACAACATTTATTGAATATTGCATTATAATCCTTATAGATTATACTTGCAGGATTTCTAATAATAACACCCTCGTCTTTGACAGTTACAAGCCCATGCTCATCTATTATTTTCTTACATTCTTGCATTCTAACAATGGCATCAACTGTAGTTTCAAGTATTGTAATGTCCAAATTATTTAATATTCCACTTGACTGTAATTCCTTGACAATAAACCTATAAACCTTCTTTTCTTCTTTTGAAAGGTGGCTTGGTGGCTTATAAACTAAGTCATCATTACCTTTCAATTGTTCCTCTGCTTGTTTTCTTTCGGTGTATTCTTGCTTTGTTAAGTGTGCAGTTTGTAAATCAACTGGCTTAGATGCTCTTGCCACGTTATCACCTACCTTTCTTTTATTTTCCAATACTACCCATTTCGGAATTTTTAGTGACCGTGAGGGCATCGTCGTTGTAGAAAACTTTTATAAAATAATTTATCAGAATATGGGGGGTATTTACCATTTGTTTTCCTGCTCATTTATTATTTCAAACAATTCCTGCTTACTTATTTCTCCATGTTCTGCCATACCATGATGATATGGACAAAGAGAAATCAAATTTGAATTGTCTAATCTTCTATCCCAACCCTCTTCACCTTCCTGCAATCCAATGACATGATGTACTTGTATATCAGTATAGTTATACTTGATTGAAGTATTATATAATTCACGTATACACACTTGACACATATGCATATCCCTTGATTCCCTAATCTGCTTCCTTTTCTTTTGCCACACACTGCTCCATCTAAATCTATCCGCATCAGTTGTCTTATCCTCACTACGACTTTTCTTAGGTTTCTTTGGACAATCATATTTGGTGTCATGTATGCTATGACAATATTGACATGACTTAAGCATTACTATTTCTCTTCCAATACCTCGATCATTGTTTGCTCATCTCATTTCTAATGCCATCTTCAACTGCCTGTAAAAAATCAGCCATATTAAAACCGTACCCTCCGCACAGGCAACCGTAAATATATTCCGATTCACCGTCAGGTAGCTTTGCACTCTTAACCAATTTGTACACATCGTATAAAGCACTATCTCCAAACTCTTCAATGAGTTCTTGGGCTTCTTCAAGCACATTATCTGTTTTACTTTTATCTTTTACATTGATATACATGTCAGCTAATACTTGTTGTAATTCACTATCTATGTGTTTAATCATCTTACATTCTCCCTTTGAATAAAATTTGCCCACTGAAAGTTTTTAAATAAAAAAAGACACCACTGTAAAAAATGGAGTCCAATAATCATAAATTATTAAATTTGCCTTACTCATGAATGATATTCTACATATTAATGTCCCCGTCATTCTCGGAGGACAGATATATTTAATCTCGTTCCCAACTACGTTTTCTATAATCCATAGATTGTTTTCTTTCTTCATCTGTCAACACGGTTAACCCGTCTTCATTCCTAACCGTATTACTTTCAGCTAATTCAATAATTTTATCCCGATTGTCCTTAAATACATCTTTAAGAGACAATTTCTTAAAAGTTTCCGATGTATTTTTTATTTTTTCATCTACTTTAGCTTTGCGTTCCAAAAATCTTTTCGCATCTTCGCCTTTTAAAACTGGGATTTTTCGCTTTTGTACTGACATTAGATATCACACCTTAAATTAAGTGATAAGTATAAAAGTCGCACAAATAATGATACTCATGCGACAATTCACGCCTCTTCGGGCAAAATAATTTAAACTGTTCGATTCCTATTGTAAAATGAACCATGTATTTAATTGGATGCCTTTAATACAAAATCTTCTCTATTTAATTTTTCAACAATATAATTATCGGGACTAAATATTAATGCCCTTCCTTCATCTTCTAATTTTTTCCTTTTTGACTTAACCCAAATTTCTACAGCTTGATATCCATCTTCAGCCAATACTAAGATTTTATCTTTTCCGTATGTGATTAAGAAATAATAATTATAAACCATAATAATCCCTCCTGCCTTTAATATTTGACAGGAAGGTTTAATTTACCTTTTAATGGGCAAATAAAATTAAAAACTCAGCCACAGAGAGTGACCACAATAATTACAGATATAACTTTTTAAATAAGTCTGTTAAAAAGGTAAGGAAGGATTCTTTATCTATTTTTACACCTTTATCCAATGGTTTATCACTATTTATACGATAAAAATCTTCATTAGGATATAAATGAAATTCTATAGTTCCTTGATTATTTCCATTTTTGAAGCTGGTAACATCAACCATACCTATATTATTTGCTGAAGGTAAGTAACTATATCTTGGTCTAAATACCACATTGTTACCAATCGAATCTTCTATGTTTAATTCTGTTAATTTGTTACCAAATTTACTTTCATTTACCGTGTACATTCCCTCATCAATATATGGAGTTAAATATTCTTTGATATTTTCAATTAGTTTTTTAGTAGACCTAATATATTTATCAGTAGCTTCATCCGCAGATACATCACGTTCTTTTTCTCGATCCTTTTGTTCTTTAAGAAGTTTCATTAACTCATCATCTTTTTCGTTATCCATTAATCCCATCTCCTCATATTGTAAAATACTTACACTTTCAATATTCTACAAACATTTGGAGAATCCTGTAATTCAATGAAAATATTTCATAAAAACAGTTGTAAAATGTCGATTATTAAATTAAACTTGATTTAAGGGCGAAATCTAAAAATTTTAAAAGGTTTTATCTAAATTAATCACTTGCTATGCAGCTTAAAGTGATGTTGATTGACTTATTAATCAAAATTGATGTTAGTGAAATACTAACATCCTGAATGGGTTATTTATCCAAAAAGTCGAATCCTTTTTTAAGGAAGAATGGGTGTTTTTAAGAATAGTAGTACAAAAATTTGTACAACTGTGTCCAAAAAATCAATAAGAGAGTAATCAAAACGAACAATTTCCACATTTATTTGTGATTTGTTCGTTTTTTTTTAGATTTCACCCTTTCCCCTATTTTTCTTTTTTATTTTATTGGTTAGATTAAAGGAGTAGATATAATGAACTTTTTGGAATTAGTAAAGCAATTTTTGGAAATTATCATTGCTTTACTGACTATATGTAAGATAATAACATCGTCAAAGAAGCATCGAAACAAAAAGAAAAGAAACAAAAAATAACGGATTGGGAGCCTTTTCTCCCTTTCCTTTTACAAAAATACAAAGACAATCCAGTCCAGATTATCTTTGTATATTGCTTTATTTGGTTGTACAACGAAAAAGACACCACAAATTAATGTGATGTCTTAATCTCCACAGTGCTTTCGCACCAAAACACTTATCCACTGCCCTATGGCAAATATTCTATAATTAGAATACCAATATTTATCTTATTCGTCAATAGAAAATAATCTTTTTAATGCTTTATTTACCTTTGATTGCGTTGTCTCATAATTACCTTTACCAAATCTAGAAATGTATTCATTTTCTTTTAATAGTCTATCTGAATACTTCTCATCTAAACGTGATCGGTCAATTGACCTTATATGGGACAAATCTATTTTCCCACGAATCTTTCCTCTTTCAGTGTGGTCAATAAGAATTTCATGTTTATAAAGATTCGTAAAATTTTCACCAATAGTTATAGGAGCAATCATTATGGTCTTTGCATTCAAATATCCTTTTGTCTTTTGAATAATTAATACAGGTCTTGTTTTATTCTTCTCCGTTCCAATATTATGACCTAATTCACAATAAAAAATATCCCATTGATACATCTGTTTTTGTTTTCTTTCTTCATAAGTATATTTTGAAAATGTCCAATTTGAAAATGAAAGTAATTGATCATAATGAAGTATTTGTTTATCAATACTTCCTAATTGTTGTTTCAAGCGATTTTGTGTTTCAATGTCACACGAATCCCAATTCAATATAATAGAATTTTCTTGTTGCTGAAGCAATTTAGACTTTTCATTACTATCCATTTCTTTCAATTTCTTTTCTTTGTGTAAAACCGTAGGCAAACCTAAAAATTCTAGACAATCCATTATCTTTTTCACCTCCAATCATATCAATTATTCGACAAGATTAGAGGAAAATCCTTTATAACTTGTAATATTATGTAATAAACAAAAGACACCTCACAAAGAGATGCCTTTTACAAAGGTATTGATGCTATTGCAAGTAAAGTTAATCCAATACCAATTAAAGCGGCTGTCCACCAACCTATACTCATATATATATCACTTCCTTAAACTGTTTGTATTAGCCTATTCGTAACAGTTTAAGGTTATTACGTATGTATTAAGCAACTTTAATTTTTGCCCAGGTCTTACCATTCAATATATCTTCAATACAACTATAACTGCATCCTAATTCCTCTGACCATTTATTACAAAAGTTAGGCTTTGCTTTATGTTCATCTTTATCAGTAGTTAACCAATCTGTTTTAATAGTAATTACTTCATCTTTGGTCAATCTGCGTTTGTTTCTCATTTTTATTTTAATATCAGGATCAAACTCTTCTTGATACTGTTGTTTTCTCGAACAAAGGGATAAATTCTTTATTCCATCAAATCCTTTACCCATTTTTCCATGATTAACTTCCAATCCTAGAGAAAGCCACCATTCGCATTTCGTACCATTTGCTGCTGAATAAATCAAAGCATGAACAGAACGTCTTTTTTTGTATTTCTTCTCCCCAACATAATATGTAAAAGTTGAATAACGATATTTAAAGCGTTTATTTTGATTAATCTTCAAATACTTGCCTTTTTCAGTATTGTAAATTAATCCTTTTTTGGTATTCGCCCGATACTTTTTACAAAAATCTAATTCTGGAATCGATACTAATATAACGTCACCATCCATGTATACATTTCCAACTTTTCTAACTTCATTTGTTTCCATTTTAATACTCCTCCTATAAGATTGTTTTTCCGCATAAAAAAAAGAGTCCCAAAATAGAACTCTCCTTCAGCATCCGTTGGACATTTGTCCAACAATATTTAAATTAGGAGGATGATAACTCTTTCCCTGAGTCTGCATTTGCAGAATAAATATTCAGTTGTAAAAGAACAAAAAAGAGACACCAACCCAATTGAGTCAGTGCCTAAAAAATGAATAAATAAGGGAAAAACGAAGGTTATTATAATCCTTCATAATATATTATGACAAAATAATAATAAAATTTAACAACTTTGTTTTAATTTGGAAAATACACTGGCATCTATATATTTGTACTTACTCTTTTTATCAATCACAAAACACTTAGATTCCTTAATATAATAGGTATTAACATTAAAATAACTCATATTTAAATTATTGGATATTATTTCAATTTCTTTGTTTTTACTATCCATTAACACCAATGGTCTATTTACTAATATATTAAATTCTTCAATTGTTATCGGATTCAATTTATCGGTTGTGGCTCTCTTCATTCCATTATCATCTACAAATTTAATTGAACCGCTTCTTATTCCATCTAATATCATTTTGCAATGCGAATGAAATAATTTATTAATTTCATCCTCAGTTAATATGTACAACTCATCATTTGAATGTAAATCTCTGTCAACTGGCTTATATGCACTTACTGCCCCATCTTTTTGTTTGGCTACATCCAGATCAATCATGTACTTTTCAAATAGTTCATCCACAGTAATTTCATTATTTCTTAACCGTTCAATCTCAAATGCAGGAATAACTTGCTCATCCTTATAAAATCGGACATCTTCATACAAGTCATTAATTTGATATTCTTTAATTATGTATTTGGATTCAATCTGATTCTCTTTGTACTTCTTATTGTCTTTAGCTGGAAATAATGGAAACTTAGCATAATCACTTCTAATCAAGTTATACTTAATTCCTTTTTTCACTTTTGCCTTATTCATTCTTTTTCTCATGGAGTTAAGCATATTTGTCACTGCTGGCTGCCGATAATTATTTTCTTTATCAACAAATAAAATTCGACCGACTGCTTCTTTATTTAATACAAGAGCATCCTTGAACAAATCATCAATATGCACCATTCTAGACTTAACCGCATGAATCAATAAATCTAACTTTTCATTTTGATTCTTAGTCAATACATCCCTGTAATTATTAACAATAAACTCCTGTGATTCTGTTTTGTAATATGTATGTACCCGATCTCTAGCATCTAAAATTTCCGTAATATCCTGCGGCTCATCATCATTCGTATTATTATTTTTAAATGGAGTCTTTAAGTCCTCAAATGATGTGATTTCTAAATCATTTTCCTTTACGTAATATGTCTGCCCATTAATCATTCTACGTTTAACATTTTTATTTTTATTCAAAGTTGGTACTACAACCTGCATTTCAAAAAAATTAGTTATGTAGTTTAATAGTTTGTTATTGGAATGCTCATCATTTTCCCCTTTGAAATCCTCAACAGATGGAACCTTGATAAATTCATCTTCATAAATTTCAATGATCTGTGATGGAAACCATGTCAGATAATTAATAAGCATCATGGTAACTTCCTCTTTTTCAAATACTTGTTGAGATGTAATTACACCAAGTTTAGTTGATCCGTACCGCCCAGATATTACACTTGCTTTATTGTCACAGTATTTAGCATGTAATTTATGTATTAATGCTTTCAATTTTGGCTCATGAAACGTCATATAGTCATTGGCTTTTCGTTTACCTTTGACAGTATAAAAATGTTTCTTTGGCACAATATGGAGTTGTAAATAATAATCGTCACCATTAACCGCCTGAAGCATGGCTTGATAAAGGTTAGGTAAATTTTCTCTTAATTCCTTTTGTTCCTCATTGAATTTGATAATATCTTTCTCTTTTAAAAATGTCATAAGAATAATTCCTCCAAATTTTCATTAATTTTTCGCTCATTCTATTCATTACAAATCATTCCTTTATGGGTACTTGTCACCCTTGTATTGTTGGTTGTATACTTACCACAATTTTGTTGTTCTGATTCAAACTGAAGTTGAACCATTGCTTAAAAATCCAATCCATGTGAAAATGCGTAAGCATTTGAACATGCAAGGGAATATTCGAGTGCCTTTCTCGAATGTGACCGCCCTTCTCTTAACTATCTTTCATTTATTTTTATAACTATCTATTCCAATTAGATTCAATAAATGTTATAATTACAGACAAGTTATATAGTTCGGTAATTTTATAGATTGTCCCTATTGTCCCCTTATGTCTCAAAAGGACAGGGACAACTAAACCCATAGAGCCACAAGGGATTGAAGTATGTAAAATGAATTTGTCCCTATTGTCCCCTTATGAAAATTAAAAAATAGTGTCTATATATGTAAATATATATATATATATATTCAAAAATGCCTATAAGTACTTTTGTGACAGTGTACATATGTATCTTTGTATAGGGACAATAGGGACAGTGGGACAATCCCCTCTAAACCCTTGAAACAATAGGCTTTTGACTGTCTCTTATGCGATGGGACAGTTGAGGGACAATCATTTATTTTAATTTATCTTGATTCACAAAATATACCAATGTACCTCTTGAATTTTTATCCTTTACACTCAAAATTTCATGTTCAATTAGAATAGGTTCGATTTCATTAAATTTTTCAACTTTTATTTTCATATTTTTATAGATATCTCTTCTTTTAACAAGAAAATCTTTACCTTCCTTGTATGACTTCTTTTTAATTGCCTTCAGTGCTTTATCAAATAGGATTTCACTTTCACTTGTTGTTAACTTGTCATAGATTTTGTACTGTTGTCCTCGAAAATATTCACATAGTTGAATTGCTTTATCCATTGATTCAGCCTGAATTTCTTCATGCTTTACAAATTCTTTTTGTTGCTCACAAAGATGTATGATAAGTGCAAAACGGACAAGATACATCATTATCTTAGAATGAATTGATTGTAATTTCTCATCTTCTCCTGCAATTTCTGCTAATCTATCATTATAGGAATCATACTTTTCAAAAGCACCATCATTTAATGGAATATCTCTATCCTTTTTGAATTTCAATTCCGTCAATTCTTTGAATAACTGAAAATAATTATTTTTGATTTGTTCAGGCATTGACTCTTTTGTGATTTTAAATGATCTATTAGAATCTATCCAGCAGAACAGTATTCGATCAAGGAACCCATTATCTGTGTTACCATTAGCTGCAATTCTTGCTATTCCACTTGGAGTCATGGCTCCAATCAAACAACAAAATGTCTCCTTGATAAATTTAGGCTCTTGCTGCTGCCGATCAACTTTTAACATTCCACCATTCCAGATAGTTAACCATTTTTGTAAATCTGCACCAATTCCTGCTCTATAACCATTCAAACTGTTATAGAATCCTTCAAATTCATCTTGAATACTAACAATACCCTTTTGGTTGTTTTCCATTAATTTTGTGATTGCTTCAATTGTTGCATCATTTGCTAAGTATTCTTTTAATTTTGGTGGAACTGGTGCTTCTTCATTAAAATCTTCATCTTTTGCTTTTTTTCTTCCCTTTTGATAATTTTCTAAATCAATTTCATATTGTTTTTTATCTTTATAATATTGCTCAAATGCTTCTTTTTGTAATTCCTCTAATGGCTCTAATGCTTTACTTATTGCTGGTGATTTCCCTGCCCCAGGATTTGCTATTAATACCCCATATAGAATGGGTAAAGTTTTATAGTCTTTATTAGTTGCAACTTTTCTTGATGTACCTATTGCAGTTGCTAAACCAATTAATGAAGGAAGTGCAAATATTTCTACGTCCTGTTGTGTAATCTCAGCAGACGCAACTATGTATTTCTTCACTACATTAGGAAGAACTTCAATAGGAAATTTTATGTTTTCAACTTGATTATCATCGTTTATGTAATTTATATCAGATTCCCGTTCTAACTTTGATGATGTAGGTCTAGCCAAATCAGAAACAATTTTAAGTTCCTCATCTGTCATAAAGTCCTCATATTGATGGAAATAATTTTCCCAATACAACGGATCTTCTTGCTTTTCTATCTCCAATTGAATCCATGCTTCTTGTGCTTCCTTATATAATTCACGTTCTTCCTCTAAGATTTGTTTTTCATAGTCACTATAAATTGGTTTTTCATCTTTTTTATTAAAATAATAAAACCACTTATGACCATCTTTCGATTTTAACAAAACATCCCAATCGTAATCATATTTGTATTGAAATTCAGTTTGCGTGTTTTCCATTAATTTTCCACCTTTTCATTAATTTACGTTTTTATGTAATTGGTTAAATTCCTTTAATATTGTTAATAAATCTTCATTTCTATCCCACATCGTAAAGCACACATTGGATTGGGGATGAATTGCTTTTGTTATGTAAAATAGTCCCTTTTCTTTAAGGAAGTCAGATTCCTTCTTTGAATATGAAAAATAAAATCGTTCTTTAACTTTTAAATTAGTCATTAGTCTTTCTCCTTTATATTGGATGGGGGACGAATCCCCCCAAGATTGTGTATGTATTTATTAAAAAATCCCCATCTTTTTAAATTGTTGTTCGATAATTTTATAAGTCCCATCATCAATAGGAAAATCCGACCTACATTTTGTACAAATTATTTTGTCTTCTTTAAAAATAATCTTCACCTTTACATCAGAATTACAATTTGGACACTTATAATCCTTTTCAATAACTTGATTTCCAATTGCCTTTTTTACTTTTGCTTTAATTTGGCTATTCATAATTTCATTTCTCCCTTAATTTTGATATAATTTCAGTAGTTAATTAATTTTTAATGGTCAGTGGTTGTCGGCAAACTCTCACTGACTTATTTTTTGTTTATTAAATCTTTGATACAGTTCTGTGAAGTTTCCACGAAAAATATCTTCAGCTTGTTGTCGTTGTTCATCTGACTTTGCAATCATGTATAATCTGAATTGTTCAAGTAGTTGATTAAGTAAATCAGCATTTTTCTTGCTTTTTGCTTCAAACATTGTTTTAGATATTAAAGTTGGTTCTTCAAGCAAATAACTAAAATGTTCCCTTAATTCGTCTAAATCTCCATAAAGTTCATTTGTAATTCCAAATTCATCATCTTGCCCAGAATCCACATATTGTTGTTGCTTATCTATCCAATCATAGAAAGCATTTTCTAACTTATTTCCACCTATAAAACCATGTAATATATGTTCCCATTTTTCAGCTTCATAACGGAATTCATAAAATTTCTCTTTAAATTGATCAAAATCACCCTCGTAAATTTGTAATATTTTTCTATCTTGTTGAACTTGTTTAGAAATACTATTTTTATAGTTTTCAAGTCCCAACTTGTAACATTGCTCAAGATGTTTGGACATTTGCACTGGCAAACCATTTTCAAAATTTCTAATTCTTGATGCAGAAGTACCGTGCATTTCAGCTAACTTTGTAATACCAATTCCCCATTCTTCACGTTCCTGTTTTAAAGCCTGTCCAATTTCCTTCCAATCTTCATGATTCATAATCTTGTTAAAAATTTGCATAGTGTATTTTTGCATATTAATTGACCTCCATTTCTTGTTTACTTAATCCATGCTGTATTAAAGCAAAAGCATCTTCATCGTTCTCTAAATCTTCATTCGATTCCATAACTAAAGAAAACAAAAGGCTTCCATCATTATGTGCTTCTGCCCATCCTCGTACATGTTTTGCTAATGTTTCAAATGCTACTTTATATGATTCTGGTGAGTATGATGTTTGAGATTCGATTTCCTTTGCTAATTCCGTATTAATTCCACATAATTTAAGTGACTTGTCATTAATTACACTTACTAATTCGTCAAATTGCTTTACTCCAATAAAGTTATTATTCATTTTATTTTTCCTCCTGTAATTTCCATTAGTTAATTTATTTTAATTACCAAATTCCCTGTGCTTTATTTTCCTTTTCACGTAAGTCGTAAGATAGATCATCTTCTCCATATTCGGCAAGAATAATGTCGATTTCTTTAGCATGTTCATCCCCGTCTGGTGCATGTTTTAAACCTTTAAGGAACTTAATATAACTTTCAGCCAATTCGCTATCAGAAAAGATGAAGTTTTCAGCTATTTTGTATGCTAATGATGCATTGATTTTTTCTTTACCAACAATAGATATCCTGTATTCGGCATCATTTACAAATTTATTACAAAAGTTTTTTAAATGAGCCTTACTGTAATTCTTTTGAAATTCTTTATGTACTTGTCTACCGTATTCGTTTGCATAATACAACGGCTTTCTATTATGATAAATCCATAATGTGTATGGAATATCTGGATCTCCACCAGTATCTAATTCCATTACAAACTTATAGTTTCCCATTCTAATAACATCTACTTCTGCTCTCATTTTAATTTCCTCCACTTTAATAGATTTTTAGTTTTACAGTGACTAAACCGACAGATCAACTAATTCGTGCTTCTTTTTTCTATATCATGTCCTTTCAAGTGGTATATTCTTATATTACATTATTACAAATAATATTACAAGTAATATTTAAAAATATTTTTACATTTGAGTTTTATTTATAGTTTTGTTATAATATAGTTAATAATATTACGAATAAAAGGTGTTGTTTGATTATGAGTTTAGGTGAATTAATAAAGGAATACAGAAAAAAGGCAGATATAACCGCAATTGATCTTGCTGAAAAAGTTGGAGTAAGCCAAAGTCAAATTTCTCATATTGAAAATGGTAAAAGATATCCCAGCATGAATGTAATGGAAAGAATAATCCAAGTATTGGGTATTCCAGATGATGAAACTAGCAAATATATAAGTATTAGTGAGCAGGATGAAAAAGATAATAATGCTAATAATGATAAAAATGATAATAAAAGGAATACTGGAATATTAGCTGGAAAATCATTTAGAACAAAATTAGGGAAAGTTACGGAATTACAGTTCACCATTGAAACAAATATTAGAGAAGATTTGATAGAAGAATCTTCTGAAGATGAGTTTAAGAAAATAAAACGTACTTTTGCATTTGAAAGTCCAATAATAGTAAATACGATTGCAGAATTTATGATGAATAATAAAGAATTAAAAAAGCTTATAGTTGAGAATTTAAATAATGAAATAAAAAGGCTCCGTGAAGAGTATAGCGTTGAAGATGATGAATAGTGTCATCTTCTTTTTTAATTTAATCGGGTTAATAAGTCCCTTTTAAACCGTGAGATTATCTCACGCAGTTGCAGATTGTATCTTTGTTAACAGCCCTACATAATGTCACTCAGTTGGAGGATGAAATTTCGTCCCCCTTTATCGTTATCACTCTCACCGAAAACAAATTTGTGCTTTTGTAGTACACATGGAGATAGGTTGCCGCCTATCTCCTTTTTCTATTTGCTTAATCGTGACATCGTGTCTCAATTGAATTTTCATCTGTATTTCAACATTGCTCTATTTAGCCAGTCATAGGCTTTGTAATGCTCATCACTGCCGCCTCTACGGTCTGAATCGGTTAAATCCTGCACAAATGCCCCTAATAATTTGGAAACTGTTGATTTGTTATCATTTGCAATTTCCTTTAATCGCTCGTATTCAGATTCATTAATATCAATTGTTAAACGTTTCATCAATACCAACTCCCATCTACTGCTGAGTAATGCCACCAGTCACCGTTACCGTAATAAACTTCAAGACATTTTTCCTTAGGATTTCTCTTTACTTTGACAATATCGGAAAGTGTATAATCCTTTCTTTTCTCTAAACCCATTGAACGATTATGATTCGCATAGACAGTAAGTAGTAACTGGTATTCTCCATCGCTTAAATGCTTTGCAACTGGAAACTTTTTATTTGTGGACATTGTGACTCCTCCCTTATTTGAATACACTTCTTAAAGGACTAAATTGGTTGTGTTGCCTTTTCACGTCTGTATCTGTCATTTGGATATATTTTCTAACCATACTCATATCGCTATGGGACAGGATTTTTTGAAGACTAAAGGGGTCTCCTCCATTTAAGATGTATAGAAGCGCCCCAGAATGACGTAGGGTATGTGGCGAAACACGTTTGTTTTTAATCCCTGCTAATTCACCATATTCCTTCATTTTTGACCTAAATGTATGGTCATTCATTGGTCTACCATCGTAAGTTAGAAATAAGATTTCTTCATTAAAATCAGCAGATTCAGCAATGTATTCTTGAAGTAATTTAATTGATTTAGATGCTAATGGAACATACCTATATTTCTTTTTCTTTGTTCCAGATGCTTCAAGTTTGATTAACCCTGCTTTCAAATCAACATTCTCTCTTTTCATTGCTAATAGTTCAGAAATTCTGACCATTGTATCCAATAAAACATGTAACATTACTAAATCCCTAAACCCTGCATAAGTAGAAGTATCTACCACTGAAAACAATACCTTTAATTCAGCAGGTGTTAATGACTCCAAAGTATCTTCTTCAACTTTAATTGGCTTGAATTTTTCATGAATTGGATAATCAATCCACCCTTCTTTAAAGCAGTATCGGATAAAGGCTCTCATTGTTCGGATTCTCAGATTTACTGTATGGGGAGCCAAACCTCTTTCATGAATCATATAAGACGAATAATCCAAAAACAGGTCTTCTGTGATCTCATCTCTTGTGATGTCTTTGCCTATGAAATCCATTAAGAATGTAAAGTGCATGTAATAATCATTGAGAGTTCGTTCTTGGAGTCCTTCGGTCTGCTTGAATGAAATAAAACGTTCAAACATTTCCTCAAGAGTTAAATTAAGATCAACTCGAATTGATTTTCCTGTGGAATTTCTTGAATATTTGCGGTTAGTTGTACGTCCAATTCTTTGCAT